AATACAGATACAGAGAATTAGATATTGAAAATCATGATGTTCTTATAGGTGAACAAGGACATCACTCGTCTACTCCAGCAGATACTAAGACATACTTATTTTACAATGATGGCCAAAGTGGTTATAACACTTTAGATGCTTACTTGGCAAACTCAGGGTGGCCTGATATAGAAAATGGTGGTTCACTATTCGGTGGAACAGAAGCTCAAATGTGTGACCTTAATGCTTTATATGCTAGTACATGCTCGGGATACGCAGCAGCTTACTTAGCTCAACAATGTGCGTTGAATACACTATACAATTCGGAATGCACTGGATACGCTGCAGCTTATTTAACTCAACAATGTGATTTGAATACTTTGTATAATGAAGCTTGTACAGGTTATGCAGCAGCGTATTTAATATACAAATGTGATATAGATGCTTTATATAGTTCAAGTTGTTCAGGATACGCAAGTGCGTTAGCTCAAGAACAAGCATTAGAAGATGCAATCTATGGAACTAATACTGATGGCCAAGGTGAATATGATGAATATGGATATGAAGATGAATATGGATATGATGAATATGGAAATGCCTATACACAAGATGATATGTGGTATGATGAAGAATTTGATGAATATTTAGATCCTAATGATCCTTGTTATCAAAATAACTGTGCAGACTTTACAGATGCTGATTGGTATGCATTAGACATAGACCAGTTTGGTCAAGAACAAGTTGACGAATGGTATGGGTCAGAAGTAGAATTTTCAGATGATGGTATGATTGATTATGATCAATATGGTTCAACAGAAGAGGAATATTGGGGTGAGATTGATGATGGTATGAATACTTATGATGAAGAACAGGAAGCAATATGGGCGGCAGAAGAACTAGCGTGGCAACAAGAAGAAGAACAAAGAATGTTAGAAGAACAAGAAATATATGCACAAGAAGAAGCAGCATGGGCAGAAGAAGAAGCATTTTATGAAACTCTTGAAACTGATGCAGATTGGTATGATTATGAAGTAGAAGAATTCGGTCAGGAACAAGTTGATGAATGGTGGGGTGAAGAGGTATCTTTTAGTGAAGAAGGATTTGTTGAAGAAGCTTTGTATGCCAATGTTGACGATATTTACATTTTAGAAGAAACAATAGGCGTAGAGATATTTGTAGAAGAAGAATGGTCAACTGATGAAGAATTAGATATCTATGAAGAAGTATTAGAAGATTATGAATTAGAAGCATTAGAAACACAAGAAGAGGAAGTCTTTGAAGAATTTGAAGAAACTTATGAAGAAGAAGAACTTTACATAGAAGAAGATGAAGCTTTTGAAGAACTTATTAATGAAGAAGAATTAGAAGAACTTATTAATGAAGATCGCGAAGAAGAATTTTATGAAGAAGCTCAGGAGGAAGAACTTTTTGATGAAGAAGGTGATGACAGTAATGATTCAGGATCAAATATTCAAAGAGAAAAGAAAAGTACTTTAATGATAGCTCAACAAGAACAACAAACAATACAACAGGCTGTATCTCAAGATTCAGCTCCTAGTAGTTCACAGGCAGTTGTAGGAGCAATAGATTTTGGTGGTACACAACAAGATCAATCAACAGTAGCAGATGTCTTACAAGAACAATTAGATGATGGCTCAGGTAGCACAGCGGGTGGAAGTTTTGACAGTAATTCATTTTCAACTGGTAGTGGTACTATGGCTAGTAGTAATCAACAACAAATATCTCAATCTACAGGTGATACTCAAATAATGGAACAACAAGAACAATTAACAGGTCAATCACAAATACAAGTAGCAGAAGTAGTTGACGCTGGACCAGCAGTATCAGCTTTTGAAGTATCTGAACAACAACAAGAACAACAAGAAGAACAACAAACATTAACTTTTGATGATGGTTCTAGTTTTACATCAGCAGGTCAGAACTTTGAAAGTTCTTTTGATGATGCATTGGGATCAGGACAAAGTATTGGTCAATTTTTAAGTAATCAACAACCAAACTTTGCTAAATTTGATGTTGCACCACCAACTGTTAGTGAACAGAATGTTTCATCAGCTGTAGAATCATTAGCTGATAGAGTAGGTTCACAAGTAGCAGCACAGAACTTACAAACACAACTTGAAGATGTACAACAAGGTGGTGGGTTTGATGTTGATCAAACAGCAACAGTTGCATATATAGGTTATACAGCAGGTTTTTCAGATTATACTGACCAAACACAATTATCTGATAGAGATGATTGGTATATATCTAAAACATTATATAAAGATAAAAAAATAGATGATAATAAGTTTAGTTTTTATATGATGGCCGGAAAAACACAGGCGAAATTACAAAAAATGATAAATAGTCAGTACAATCAATAGGAGATAGAAAAATGGCAGAAATAGAAGTAGCGGGAGTTAAAGCAAGTGGATCTAAACTACTTTTAATTCTCCCTTTAATAGGAACTCTCATAGGTGGTCTTTGGGGTGGATTTGAACTTTACAATAGATTATTGATAGCTGAAAAGAAATTAGCTAATTTAAATCCAGTAGAAATTACTAATCAAGTGAAGCTTTTTAAAGAATCATCTGAACTTGAATTAAAGAATTTACAAGATTTAACTACAGTAATTAAAGATGATCTTGCAAAAGATATTACAGAAGCAGTTAGACTTGCTAGACAAGTAGAATCAAGCTCTGCAGAAACTCAAAGACAAATTAGAACTGATGTTTATGACATGGAACGAGAGATGCAGAAGCGTTTCCGTGAAATGGATCAAGACATTAGAGATAATAAAGATGATCTAGAAGAAAAGATATCTACGATATTAGAAAATCCACTTAATGATGTTGAATAAAATTTATACTTGATACCGCAGGTACACTTTTGTTATAATATATACATAATCGTGTGAAAGAACTCCTCGTTGTGTTGGTTGTTAGAGGTTGAGAGGAGAAAGGACGAAGTGAAAGTTTTTTTCTATATTGATTTATAGTTGGAATAAAATCTATTAAGACGAGGTAAGACTCCCGCAGAAACTTTCGAAATAGTAGTCTGAAATGGTTCCATGAAATTCTTAGTTAGTTGGGATTGGGTTAAAACAACATCACATTATAGTGGAAGGCCGAAACCACTTAGATAAAAAATAGAGTGTAAGAAATTGGGTTAATACCCAAGACATTGAAGGGAGATTAACTTGATACCGCAGGTACACAAATGTTATACTATGTATATAGAATGAAAAAAAGTGAGAAATAATGGATAGAACCCTAGAAACTCTACAAGAATATCTAAATACAGATATTGTAATTAATAAAGCTTGGTTGGGTAGTAGCGATTTTTTGGCTGATGTTGTAGCAAAATATATGACAGGCAAAGAACTAACTGAAGGTCAGAAAAGAGGTGTAATGAATACACTAAAGGCCAAAGTTAAATATGAAGATAAAACTGGTCAAGTTGAGTATGATGAAAATGCTGAACCAAAAGGTTCATGGGTTGGAAAAGAAAAACAAAGATATGATCTAGTTCTAAAGTATATATCAGGACACGGAACTACTAGAGGATTTCATGTTTATAATTTTGTTGACAGAAATGAAAATAGATTTGTAATGTTTTCTGATTTTAATAGACTATATCCACACAATTCAACAACATCATTAGTTGATGGTGATGTCTTTAAAATAAGAGCAACAGTCAATAGACATTCAATGAATACTAGTAAATACAATTCAACAGGACCAGTCAGAGAAACAGTTTTAAATAGACCCAAAATAGGGGAATATATAGGAAATAAAAATGAAAGTTAGAGAAAAATTAGCACTTCGAAGACGAAGATTAAAAGCTTTAAGAGCTGCTGAGAAAAATGCTCAGAACCCAGAATTTAAACAATTATGGGCTAGAAAAAAGAAAGAACTCTTACATCTAGATATATAATTGTTATAAATATAAATGATCCGCCGAATTATCGGGGATCTTTATTAACCTTGCTTAAATAATTAGGAGGTCAAAAATGACTATAAATGAAGCAATATGGAGAGATTTATCTCCGTTCACAATCGGCTTTGATAATGTATTCAATTCATTAGACAGAGTTCGATCAATCCCACAAACCAATTATCCACCTTACAATATTCGTAAGGCATCAGGAGAAGATACATATCTTATTGAACTAGCAGTAGCTGGCTTCGGAGAAGATGATCTAGAGATATCTCTAAAAGAGAATAATCTTACTATTACTGGTGATCTCGGAGAGAAAGATAGTGGGTTTGTCCATCAAGGAATCTCACAAAGAAAATTCTCAAGGAACTTTGTTCTTGCAGAAGATGTTGTGATTAAAGGTTCCGATCTTTCTAATGGTATTCTTACCATTTATGCAGAAAGAGTAGTTCCTGAGGAAAAGAAACCTAGAACTATTGAGATTGGTGGTCTCAAAAAATCAGATAAGAAACAATTCTTAGCTGAATAACTATGAGCATAGCTGAGGTGTGCCTTGGCGGGAGCGTCTATAATTTTAACAGTGGTTTATAATCCACCGGAGAAAAAACTTGACATCTCAGCGAATGCTGTTATAATAATAGTATGTTTAGAAAAATAAAAAATTATATTATGAAATTCTTTAACAGAGAAGATGAAGATTCTGAACTAGACTATGTGAATTATCATGATGCATATATGTCTCAATTAATAAATAATAAACAAGAGGAAAAAACAAATGAATTGGTTTAATAAATTTGTAAATTTCTTTACTGAAGAACCTACAGGTGAAAGAGCTCGAGACGGAAAAGGGAGATATATCGCAGATGATAAATCTACTAAAAATGTCAATGAATCTTATACTGATGGTAAAACTCCAGTTAAGAAAAAGAAAGCGAAAGCTAAGACTGTAACTACTAAGAAGAAAGGTAGAGGCAGACCCAAAGGTTCTAAGAATAAATCTAAGAAATAAACTAAATTGGTTAAAAAACTAAATACAGATGTAGAAACACATTATCCTTTATTTGATAGTGGGTTATATACAGAAGTTGTTCATAAGACTGGTGAGAGGGCGATTAAGATCAATACAGGTCCATACAAAGATGTTATATATCAATATGGACAAGTGGAATTAATCCCTAGAGAACAGGAAGAAATACCTACTATGGATTTTGAACGAGCTATTAGAGCTTGTCCAGATGAATTAGTAGATACGATATCTGAGGATGAAGATTTCAATCAACTTATGAGTAATATATTAGTAGAACTTATAGCTAACCAAGGGTTAGAGGAACTGAACAATGGAATATAGTAAAGAATTTAGGGTAAGACTTAAAGACGAAATAACTTCTGATGAAGGTTGTGTACTTAAAGTATACAAAGATCATCTAGGTTATAAGACTGTAGGGATAGGACATCTTCTTCTGGAAACAGATGAAGAATATGAAATGGGTGTAGGTCACCCGATAACGCAGACTACGGCTGATGAATATCTGTTTCAAGATTTGAACATTTGTTTAAAGGATTGTGAGAACGCGTTCCACAATAACTGGAGAGATTGGCCAGAAGAAGTAAAATTAATAATCGCTAACATGGCTTTTAACTTAGGAATCACTAGATTACGAAAGTTCAAAAAGATGTTTACCGCTTTGAATAAGGGTGATTATAAAACAGCTTCAGAAGAAGGTCTAGACAGTAGGTGGGCTAAACAAGTCTATAATAGATCAAAACGATTAATGAATCGTTTAAGAGATATTGATGTGACTGATAAATTCGATTCAAAAGGTCGATTAAAATAATAGGAAAATTATATTATGGAAAAAATATTGAGAGAAGCACTCATATTAAAATATGAGGGAGAAATCGCAGAAGCGACGGCTAACATTACAGTATATTTGAAACATCCCGTAGGTATAGGAGAACATCCTGATGTTATCTCTGCTATGGATTCACAAATAGAAAAACTAGCACATGCCGAAGAAAAATTACTTTGTGTAAAAAATCATTTTGTACCAGCAAAAGTAATTTGACAAGAATCAACATAATACCTGTTGAAGAATTAACTGATCAACATTTAATGGCTGAGTACCGTGAGATATTCATGGTGGGTTCGGCATTACAGAGATCACTCAATTCTTCAAAATGGGATCCCAAAAAGATTCCTAAAAAGTTCAAACTTGGAACAGGTCATGTCATGTTCTTTTATGATAAAGGTAAATATCTATACAAAAGATATACTCAGATCAGAGAAGAACTAATCAAAAGAAATTTTAATTTAGATTCTACTAGAGAATTTAAAGTCACACAATTCCCAACAGATTATTACAATGATTGGGAACCCAAGTTGGAAGATCAAGAGATCATTAGACAACGAATTGAAGAAAGGATACAACAGAAGCCAGAGTGGTATAGACACTATGGCGTTTCTGTGTTATAATATATTATATGCACTACTACACTAATGTTCAAAAATACAAAGACTTTATACTCGCGAGAGGGATAAAGAACGGTAAACGATATCTCAAGAGATTGAAATACGAACCTACTCTTTATATCCCGACAAACAAACAAACCGCTTTTAAATCAATCAAGGGCGACTTCTTACAACAGAAAAAGTTCGGCTCTATCAGTCACGCGAGACATTGGAAAAAGAAATTTCAGAATGATCAAATATCAGAAGTACATGGTCTTGATCAATGGGAATATACTTACATCAATGAATCATTTCCGACTGATATACAATTCGATATTAAGAGTATCAACATACTTAATATAGATATCGAGTGTGAGTGTGAGAATGGATTTCCTGAACCTACAGAAGCAGAAGAAAAAGTCAACGCGATCACAATGAAATTGTTTGGCCACAAAGAGACTCACGTTATTGGTACAGATAATTTCGATTATAAAACAGATGATCCGAATATCATCTATCATAGATGTCATCATGAGAAAGAATTATTAACAACATTCATGAAAGTCTGGGACGAGTTAGAACCTGATGTAGTTACTGGTTGGAATGTAGAAACATTCGACATAGCTTATCTTGTTAATCGTATATGGAAACTCTTTGATTGGAATACAGTCACACAACTATCACCTCATAATCTAGTTACTTCTAGAGAATGGCTCTACATGGGTCAGAAGAAAATGATATCATATAATATATCAGGAGTAGCTATTCTAGATTATCTAGATATGTACAAGAAGTTTACATACATTACGAGAGAAACATATCGTCTAGATCATATCGCAGAAGTAGAATTGGGTAAGAATAAAATTGATTACTCAGAGTTCGGAGCGATGCATCTATTCTACAGAAATGATTATCAGAAGTTTCTTGATTACAATATTCGTGATACAGAACTTGTAGAAGAATTAGATAATAAATTACAACTCATGGAATTAGTTATCACTATGGCGTATCAAGCTAAGTGTAATTATCAAGATGTATTTGGATCAGTTCGATATTGGGATTTATTGATCTACAACTTCTTAAAGAAACGAGGTATGGTTCCTCCACCCAAGAAGGGAGCTCAAGACTCACGAATTGTCGGAGCGTATGTAAAAGAACCTCAAGTCGGACAACACAAATGGGTAATGTCTTTTGACTTGAACAGTCTATATCCTCATTTAATCATGCAGTACAACATGAGTCCTGATACAATGATTCAGAAGATATATCCTCAAGAGATTAATGTGAAGAAACTATTAGAAGGTGAGGTTGATACGAGTATGCTCACTACGAGTACTGTGACGCCCAACGGTGCATTGTTCTCAACAAAGAAACAAGGATTCTTACCTGAAC